ACAGTAATAGAATCATATGATGCGTTACCACCAGCATATATGACATTAACATCACAATTAAATCCAGTACCAGCACCACCAGTAGGAGTTATATTAGTAAATGTTGCGTTCGCATTACCAGCAGCAATACCAGTTAAGTTGTAAGTTTCAATTGCACCAGTAGAAACAAAAGTAGTACCTGGCCCAGTGAATTCTAATGTACCTCGTGCTTGAGTAGCAACATTAGTAGTACCACTTGGTAGAGTTAATGTATCATTAACAGCATATCCTGAACCATATGCAGAATAGTCATCAATAGCAAGAATAGCACCGAATTGACCACCAAGAGTATATTGGAATCCAGAACCTTCTACACCAGCACCTACATCTCCAGATGCCATTAAATCTGTTGCAGCAACTCCTAGTACATCACCAGAAGTATAAAGTCCATCACCAGAGTTAACAACAGAAACTGATGTGATAAGTCCACCAAGATTTGTTATCTCAACAGATAATCCATTACCAGTTGCATGATCAGTTAATGTAACTTGACCACCCATTCCTGCATGTTGGCCACAGTTTAAGTATAGAGGATTATTTGCAGGGTTAGCAGGAACTACAAATGTTATTTGTTTTGTTGTAGAACCTGTATAATTTGCTAACCAATCTGCCTCTGAAACATCTGTTCCATCAAGTGTGTATGTAACACCATCAGAACTACCTATAATAGAAGCAGTATCATCTACAACAGTACCAAAGAATATTGGATGTGTATCCATACCAGCATCACTGGCATTGAATATATACGTTTTTCCTTTGAATAATGCGAAGTCTCCAGCTTGCTTTCCATCAAAGTAATATCTACCACTAGCAGCCTTAACTACAAATGTCTGTGTACCAGCAAGAGGAAGAGTTCCAGTAAGTACGTCACCTACTTGATAACCAGCACCTGCTGATACAACTTCACTACCTCCAGCAGCACCAAATTCTTGTACAACACTACCCTGAACAGAAATATTAGCAAGGAAATTACTACCATTTCCTCCTGTTAAGGGAATACTCTTAAATATTCCATCTGGATACCCAGTACCACCAGTTGTAGTTGTAGTCCATGTCTCAACTGTGATGTCTGCTTGTAATCCACTACCAGTACCACCAGTAAGAACTACGTTAGTATAAGAACCACTTTGATAATTGCTACCACCATTAGTTAAAGCACCGCCAATCTCATCAATAGTAAAATCAATAGTAGCACCAGTACCACTACCACTTGTAGATACAGGAATATTTTGATATGAACCTGGAGTATAAGCAGTACCATTATTGGTAATAGTTCCAATAAATCCAGCAACTGTCATTGCAAGAGAAGCACCGTCACCAGTACCACCCAGTGTTGCTACCTCTGGATATGAACCAGCATCATAATTTGAACCAGCAGTTTGAATTGAAACAAGTAATGAATCGAGACTATTCTTTTCAACAACGAAATCCCTATAATACTTCGTTGCTGCTTCTGATAAATCTGATAATTTCTTACTATTACTAACAAATCCAAATACACCATTGGATTGTTTGTACATTCCCAAATCTGGATCGTTTGTAAAAGCCAAACTGGGATTGGAGATTGTACCATCTCCTAATTTTATATTACCTGCTTGTAGGTCACTTCCTCCAGAAGTAACATTGAACAGTTGGTTGGCGATGTCGTTAACCTTTACCCTCTGCATTTCAAGGGTATCGGTTCTCGCTATATTAATTGCTGGCATTTACTATTTCTCGCAATAGGGACTTAATCTCGAAGAGTTCATTCTTCAACATATTTATGTCCTCCAATGCGGAAGATAGCTGTTTTGACTTTCTTCTAGCTTCTATAGCAGAATCGTCACGATTAATGATGGCCCCTGTGTTTACGTCTCTTACGAGACCATCATGGCCATCAACCTTCAAATAGTCCATACGCGGAATTAGAAAGATGCTACTGCTCTGATGTCTTGAATCTTAGGAACATATGATGGATCAACTGATTTCATTACTACTTTAACAGCAAATGATGAGAACTCAGGAAGATCAGAAGCACTAAACTTCAATTCTTGATATGCAGATTGTTTTTCAACAATACCTGATATATTATTCTCACTAGTTGCTACTTCAAGACTGTCTGGTTCACCAGAATTATTGAAATATACCCAGTCAATATCTTCAAAATTCTCCTGACTAGAGGCTTTCTTATATCTGTAAAGAACAGCAACATTAGAAACATCTTTAACATTAGCTGTTAAACGAACATCAACAGCAGTTGCTGGACTACCAATAGAAACTTCTTTAGTTACATACTTAGCAACAGAAGAACTATTCTTAGATGTATTCTCTGATACAAAATCATCACCATTTGTATATGTTATTGTACCAACCTCTAAGAATGATGCTTCATCATCTGGTTGATTTGGATATTTTACAAAATCACCAACGCGGAAAATGTCAGCAATTTGAGACGCTACATCAGCATTTCTGTTGTAAAGAGCATTATCCTGTATTCTTCCTGTGAAATCATCATTGATTGGTTGTGTATCTACTCTAAGAGTTAATTCTTGAGTCTTATTATTCCAGAGAGTTGCACTACCTGTAATAAGATTATCATATGTCTGAGTAATAGTAGATGGATTACGAGCAATTATTGTTGCAGCATCTGCTATCTCAGCTAATACTTGAGATGGACTACTATCAATAGTAACATTTGTTAATGAAGATTGATTAGCAAGTTCTACACCTTCACCTTTCTGGAAGAATTGACTGGTTTTAACTCGTACATAAACTGTAGTACCATCAACTTTAGCAATAGTACCTGTGGCCTTTGTTGCTTTTCCTTGAATAGTTTGATCAGCAGTTATTGCAGTACCACCATTTCCAGCAAGTTGGAAAGAATATACTGGATAGAACTCAATAATTTGATCTCTTCTTCCAAATCTATCTTCTTGACCACTAGCATTTTCTACTCTATTAGAAGATGTTATGACAGAAGAAGTAGAAAGATCTACAATTGGACTCAAATGAGACACAGTAGACGATAGCCACATCTTATAAATCAATGAATTAGATACATTGTTCATAGTTTCATTGATCTTAGAAGCAATAAACTTCTGATTTGTAAAATAATGAGACTCATTTAAGAATGTCTTCTCATAATCTGTTTGAGAATAAGAAGTATAATTGGTTGTTGTAGAGTCTACTGGTATTACATTAGTAGTCTTAACCCAACTTTCCAATTTAGTTCCAGTAAATGTTAGATAACTTACTTGTGGATATAAAGTTTCAAACTTTCTGTTGTAACTAGCATAAGTTACATCTCCACCACCAATAGTATTACCTGCTGCTTTAGAAGTAGAAGTAATATTATAAGTGTCAATACCAGAGTTTGTTACTTGGAAGAGAGTATTATTTAAAATATCTGCTGTTATACCACCAGTTTCTTTTGCATCTCTATAGAAGACGTAAGAATCACCACCAGTTTCAAATCCATTATCTCTATGATGTACTTTTAATACACTGTTATTATTCTTGAATAATTTTGCAGTTGCAGCTGTACTTGCACCAGCATTTGTTTCAAATGGATTACTATCAAGTAATTCATATCCAAGACTCTTATTCTTAAGAAGTAACTCAGCAGGTCTTGTTATATCAAATTCTGCACGATAAACTTTAAACTTAAGATCCTCAAATATATCTTCTGTCCAGTTATCTACGTTCTGTGATCGGTATACCGAACCTAATGAAGGTTGAGTAGTGATAGTTGTACTTGTTGATATGTCGGTTTCCCCTAAACGAGATGCCCACATTTCATAATCTACTGAATCAGTCTCTGCTGTTAATGCATACTCAGTATCATTCTGTAAATATACAGGATAATCAAATGCAAAGTGTGTAGGTGTTGTAGATTCAGTAACTCCTACTTCATCTATTGCTACACCCATACTAACTGCTGGAGAATCAATATCAATAAATGTTTCAATCTCACATCCACCTGCACCATTACCAACACCTTTAACTACAACAGATGGTGGTTCTGTATATCCATAACCATTAAGAGATATCTCTGTATTATAGACTTTACCACCAGAAACTTCTATACGTGCAGTAGCAACTGATCCACCTGGAAGTTGAGGACTTTCAATAGTAAGAATAGCACTATCATAATTAAGTCCTGGGTTAGTAACTCTAATATCTGATAACTTACCACTATCCTTAGCAATAGTTAATTTTATTTCTGTTCCTTCAGTAGCATTTGCTAATGTAACAGATGGAATAGATAGATCTTCATTCTGTTGGAATGAACGTCCATTATGATTACTTAAAACAAGTGTATAAACTTGTTCATTAGTTAGAGAGAACTTACCAGAAGCAGATGCAACTAGATCAACACCATTCTTATCAATTACTTTAAGAATAGGGCCACTAGCAGCAGAAGATGTACCAGTTACTTTCTCATCTTTATATACTGATGCATTACCATTAGTATAACATTTAAGGAATGTATTTGGTGTTAAAGTTTTCTCTGTACCAGGAATAACATTCTTACCAGGTTTATCACTATCTACATTAGTTAAGTATACTTTAACAGGGATATTACTACTCTTCTTATTAAAGAATAAATCAACTCCAGTTGCAAATACACCACCTTCATAATTCTCAACTTTAAATGTCTGAGCAAGAGGATTAGGTCTAATTGGATTGTCTGTATTACTATCAACTAATTGAACACCTTCATTTGCTTTAAAGTATGCAGGTTTAGTTGAAACAATACTAGATGGATTTTCTGGAAGAATACCTGTAGCATAATATGTAACCTCTGCATAACTATCTACTGTTGCTTTATCTTCATCAGTAGAACTAGAAGTAAATCTTATTGTCTTCGCACCAGTAGTGATTCTTATCTCTTCTGCTGTTGTGTCATAATCAACAGTATCAACATCTCCAGGCCAAGTAGCATTTTCTCTTGGTGGATTACCAGCAGGAAGTAAAATTATTCCACTAGCATTACCATATTCATCAGTAATAACTTCACCATTAAATGCTGATAATGAGTTACCAGCAATACCAGTAAATCTAAGGTCAGGGTTAACCCAACGATTAACATTTCTACCTTCTAAGAAAACATTAATCTTAGTATTTGGTTTTAATCTTCTTACAGCAAACTTAATAGGAGTACTCTTAGCAAAGAATTGTAATGCAGTAGATACAAGATTTCCTCTTACACTCTTAGTTTGTAGTCCTTTTCCAACATCATTATTTTGAGGACTGATATTAGAAGAACTTGAAACAGATGCTAAATTAATTGATGATTGAGCCTCTTGTGTATTAACTGTTCCTAATGAATTAATAGAACTAAATGATGGAGCAGAACCAACCCAGTTTACAACAAATGAATTATGTAAACTAGAGAAACTTTCTTTAATACTTTCCTTAGCAAGGAATATTGTGTATAAGTTAGTATTTGTATCAACAACTAATGGTTCTACACTTTGATCATACCAAGTATTAACATTAGGTGATATTTCACTATCACCAACATATTGAATAACAACAAATGGATTTGGATTTAATTTCTTAGATGCAAAATCATTTCCTAAAAGATCTAAATGTGAATATGGTAAAGTAACAATATCACCAGACTTCTTATACCCAGAAACAGATCTTTGATCTTCTCTTGTATTAACTTCTACTAAAGATACAGAATCTTCTTTCGACTGTGGCCTTAGAACAGACTGTTGTGTATTAATAGAACAATTATAATCTAATGATGATAGGTTACCAACTTGATGTGCCTCAAAGTTATCAACAAAGAATCCACTCTTAAAGCGATCCATACCAATCTCATCCTTGACCTGCATATTCAATGCCTGTTGCTCAAGAATGCTTAATGTTGTGTAATATTCTAAACGATCAATACGTTTCTCCAACTTACCAATATCACGCATTGTATAACGCTTATTGTCAACAGGAGTAATTCTTACATCCTTACTTGTTGTAGTATAAGCAGGAATATAAACATAGAATAATGGTACAGCATCATCTACTGGATCTGGTTTTGATGGGTTAAGAGAAGAGTTACCTTCCTTAATGAGAAACTCACCCTTCTTATTGAGAAAGACTCCATCAATACGATCTAAGTATTGAACCTGACTGAATGAGAATGTATATTCTAAATTAGTATCTGGAGCAGGAGTAGAAGCAACTACAGAACCAGCACCAGCAAATTGACCAGCTGTAACTTCTAATGAAGATACGTCTTGGAATCCAGCAATAATTGCATCATTATCTACCTTTGGTCTAAAGTCAATAACATTCTTAAGTTGTAATATTCCATGAACAGATGAGTTGAAAGAAGGAATTTCATCTTCTGTAACACCTGCTTCATGTAAGTAACTATCAATAGTACAGAAATCACCTTGTGATTGCTCGAAGTAATCAAAAGCAACTACTAATTGTCCTGTAGGTTGCTCGAATCCTGGCTTGAGAACAATTCTTGAAACGTCGTAAATCGTATCTCTTTGACCATTATCGAAGGTGAACCTGTTAGTAACGTCAGTACCACTAATAAGATTACCAGCACTATCAACTTCAGGCGGTTGTGATGTTGATCCTTCATATACATATCTAAGTTTGTATGCATCAGAATAAGATAATATTTCTACAACTTCAGTATCATAACTAGTTCCTCTAAGTGGAACTACACGATCACCTGAAGAATCAATAACAATCCTCTTATTCTTAATTGCTGTCTTAAGTCTTGGCTTAGCATTAATAACTTCAAGAGTAGCAGTTAATTTTAATGTTGGGAATGTTCCATTAGATGCAATACTACCAAAGTAATTAGATGGTAATTGAAGACTAATACTACCAGAAGTAAGGCCACTAGCAGTATCAGTAGCAGAAGTTACTTCGACAGAATCAGCAGGAACATAAATTATATCACCATTTGAAATATCAGTTGAATCACCTTTGTTTAATACAGTAATAATAAAGTTACTTTCAGAGAAAGTAGCAAATCTTTGTGTTCCAAATGGTAATTGTGCAGCGAATGTTACAGTACCACCAGATGTAGAAGCAGTAGTAACAAAATCTCTACGGAAGTAATACTTAATTTTACTATCTTCAGTACCAGCAGATATCTTCTCTACTTGCTTACTTCCAGTTGGGAATAATAATGTTCCAGAGTTTGAATTATTAACTTTAGGACGTAATCTAACAATACTTGTATTAGTTACATCACCAGGTAATGCAATATCAAGATATATACGAGTCTTAGCAGATCCTTCTTGTTTAGTAGCATATTGAACTACTGCACGTACAAGATTGTTTGCAGAATCTGAGAACTGTACTAAATCTCCTTGTTGTAATAAAGGAGCAGCATCAGCACTAAAACTAGTAGACTCTACAAAATTGTATCCTTTGCTACCAAAGAATGTAAAATCTGTTACACTCTTAATTTCTGAAAATTCTTGACTATCTACAACAATATCAGCACTGAATGTATTTGCATTTCCAGATCCATATGAACATCCAACAGACTTAACATTCTGTGGTGTATATGTTGTTACTGCATTCCTATTTAAAACAGGAAGTATATTAGCAGCAGTACTTGGATTACCAGCACCACTTGGGTTCTTGGCAACTATAACTGGTGGTTGAGCATATTCAACATTAACAGCATTTCTATTAACTACTTCTACCTTAAGAACATTACCAGCAGGATTCTTAGTTACAAGAATCTTAGATGGATCATATTCAAC